GCGCGCCGTCCCAGGCCTCGGGCTCCCACTGCATCTCGCCCATCGGGGTGTCCAGGCTCATGCGCCCTGACAAGCGGGCGAGGTCCTCGACCAGCTCTGCCGGGGCGGCGTCGAACCACTGCACCACCCGGTAACCCGCGGCCGCCTGACCCGCCTGCCGTGAGCACCGGTCGAGGAGCTCGCCGTCCAGAGCGGTGAGGTCGAGCAGTCGGCGAACCTCGACGAGCACCGGCACGGCGCCGAGCGAGGCCGCGAAGGCGGGCGACGGACCGGCCGGCGAGGGCACGTCGAGCGGCTCCCACGCCTCGCCGAACACCCGCGTGCGGCCCTCGGCCTGCACGAGTCCCAGCCCGTGTCGCGCCATCGCAGCGCCGTACCCGCAGCGGCGGGAGTCCGGATGCACCTGCACGTCCAGCGTCGCCGACCCCGTGTTGTCGTGTACGGGCAGACCCACGCGGGCGAGGGCAACCGGGGCGCCATTCACCCCGCCGGCGTACCAGTGCGCCCGCTCGCCGGGGTCGTCGAGGTCGAGCTCGCTGAGCAGCTCCTCGAGCGGGTCGGCCGGCAGCCCCTCGTGGTCGGCTGCGTAGCTGGCCTCGCGCACCGGCGAGGCCCAGCGCGCCGTACCGGCGTCAAGGACGGGGGAGATCTGCAGCTGCACGCCCCCGTCGTACCAGGCGGCAGGGCGGTGGCGCGACGCCTTTTAGCGCCCGCGGTGGGTCAGTAGGCGTCGATATTGCCCCCCCTCTGTCGGCGTGTCCGAGCGTGATCTCATCGCGGCCTGATTCAGACGATGGATAGCACCGTTCGACCCCTTGTGACCATGCCGTTACGGGGTGTAGACCACGCACCAACGATGACAACGGCCCTGGCGGCAGACGATGCTCGACTGCTCGGCGCTCACGTCGCTTGGATGCGACTACGAGGGCTGAGCCCGGTCACCATCTACCAACGGCAACGAATGATCACCCGCCTGGCGGAACACCTAGGCGGCCCGTTACTCGCCGCCACCGAGAAGGACCTCGACGTGTGGCAGCGCAGCATCAGCCACCAAGCGCCGCGTTCCCGGCTGGCGTTCCTGAGCAACGTCGCGAGCTTCTACGGCTGGGCGGTGGAGTGGGAGTACCTGCCGGCGCCGGCACCGACTCGGATCCTGGTGCGCCCGAAGCGCCCCCGCGGGTTGCCGCACCCGATCGGTGAGGATGACCTGACAATGGCCGTTGCCTGCGCCCCGCAGCGGATTCGGGGGATGCTCGTGCTCGCCGCGTACGCCGGTATGCGCGTCGGGGAGATCGCCCGGCTGGAACGCGAGGACGTCCGGGACTGCGACGATCCGCCGTTCCTAGTCGTGAACGGCAAGGGCGGCAAGCAACGGGTCGTGCCGATGAGCCAACTTGTCACCGACGAGCTGCGCCTGCACGGGCTGAACCGTCGCGGCCCGGTGTTCCCCCGGCTGGACGGTCAGGGCGGGCCGTGTGAGGCGTGGACGATCTCGCACCTGTGCGCCGACTATTTGCATACCCTCGGGATCGCCGAGACGGCCCACGGGCTGCGGCACCGTTTCGGTACCCGCGCGTACGCCGCGACCCGTGACCTTCGGCTGTGCCAGGAACTTCTTGGACATGAGAGCCCGGTGACGACCGCCGGCTACGCGGCGTACAGCTCGCGGGGTGCGATGGATGCGGTACGGGCGCTCGCTGGGGAGTCCATCGAACCGGCAGACAGCCATGCTGCCACTGCGTAGCGTCCCGGCTGTGACCTTGCGCCTACCCGCTGTTGTGCTCCTTGCCGGCATGCTCGCGGCCTGCGGCACGTCCACGCCGCAGGCTCAGGACGCATGTCCAGGCTTCGTTGACGCCTATAATCAGGCCGGAGACCACGTGAAGGCCGGGCTCGGAGGGGATAGCGGGTTTCTGCTTGAGAACAGCTTGCGGCATGACGGTGACGCTGCCCGCGCCGCCGCCGCCTCGGCCACGGGACCAGCGAAGATTGATCTCATTCGCTTCGGGCAGGCGTTGGATAACGTTCAGGCCGTTGTTCATGCGCAGCCCGGTGAGTTGGGGTTGCTCGCCGCCGGGACCGCCTTCGTGAACGCCAAGGACCAGGTAGCGAAGGACTGCGACTACACGCTTGCTGAGCAGAAGTGATAGCCCGCGCCGACCCGCTGCGCCATGTCGCGAGGCTGTGCCTGGGTCTCTCGGCAGTCCTGACCGTCGGCCCCGTGCTCGGCTGGCTCCCGGCGTTTCTGCTGACTGGTCTGGTGCTGGCGTGGGGGACGCCGAAAGCCGCCCCCCACGGCCCGAAGGCACGTGAGGGGCGGACGGTAGTGCGGGTGGGTCAGGTGGCGAACGCCGGTCCTGCGGGTGGCGCGGGCGGCGCCGGGTCTGGTGCCGGTGTGCTCGTCGCTGCGGGCGTGTCCGGCTGAGCTGCAGGCGCTGGGGCGGTGACCTGGACGCTGCCGCCAACGGGCGTCGGTTGCGCAGGCGGTGCAGGCGGTGCTGCCGGTGCAGGCGGTGCTGCCGGTGGCGTGTCCGGGTAGGCGTCCGCAGGTGGCGCGATCATGGGAGGCTGCGCGGATGACGGAGCCGGTGTCGGAGTGGGTGCTGGATCTGGAGGCGTGGGAGGAGCAGGCGCGGGCGTCGGAACGGGCGCGGGTGGCTGTGGCGGAACAGCAGGAGAAGACTCGGGCGGCGTTGGAGCAGACTGCGCCGGGTCGGCCAGGTCCGGGCGAGCCGTGTGCGGCGCCACGTATCCGCTGACGCCCTGCACCACGACGAGCAGGGCCGCGCCCAGCGCCGCGAGGCTGACCGTCTCCTGCGCGGTGGGGTGGAACCACCCGAACGCCAGGACGGTGCGGTAGGCAGCTGCCCCGAGGGTGCCGGCTAGCGCGCTCACGGCGACGGGGACCGCGACCTTCAGTTCGACGTTACCGAGTTTCATCAGTTGACCTCCGGGAGGGCGGCGAGGGCGTGGGCGTCAGTGAGGACGTGGACAGCGGACCGCTGCAAGCCGCGGGCGATCCACTCCGGCTTGCTGATGTAGTTGATCTCCCACACGGCGGGTTGGCCGGCGAACTGGATGAGCATGTTGGGGCCGGGGGTGACCGGCGCGGGTGGGGCGGGGCGAGGTGCGAGTGGCTTAGGGGCAGGCACGGGCGCTGGGTGGTAGAGCGCGGCGCCGGTCGCCGGACCGGCGATCCCATCAACGACCAGTCCGTGCGCGGCCTGGAACCGCTTCACCGCCGCCTCTGTGCCCGGGCCGAAGTAACCGTCGGCAGGGCTGACCCCGAGCGCGGTCTGCATGATGCGCGTGTGCGGGCCCTGCCCCCACAACTGCAGCGGCAGCGTCTCCGGGTGGTACAGGCCCATCGGCGCGGTGCCGGGCGCGGAGCTCCCGCCGAGCAGGAGCATGAAGCGGTCCCACGGGAAGCCGGGGCCAGGGTCAGTGTGGTCGCTCTGGTGGAACGCCTGGCTGACGTCCACGTGCCCGCGCTGGCCACCGTAGTTCGCGGCGACCTCAGCGACGGTGCAGCGGTGGATCGGGATGCCGTACTTCATGGCGTCGGCCTTGACCTCAGCGGCGACGCGGGCGACCGCGGACCACACCTGCGGGCTGAGCCACTGCTCGCGGGTGTAGGTGGACTCGCCGCAAATCTCGTAGCCAAGGGTCCGGCTGTTGGGTGGCGCGTGCCAGCACACCATGTCGTCGGGGGCGCACCGGACGCTCCCGGCGATGTCGCAGACGACGTGTGCGCTGCCACCGGAGGACGGGTTCTGGAAGTAGTGCGCTGTCTCCACTGCCCGACCTGCCTGGGAGGCGCTGGGATAGCCCAGGCCTGGGCAGGTCGCGTGGATGGTCTGTGCGAACGGCACGACGTTGCCGCCGCCGCTCTCATGCGCTGGGGGGCCGATGTAGGTGCTCATGCGGGGTCGTACGTGGCGTCGAAGATGTCTGGCTTGCAGGGGTAGAAGCCCTGTGCGTCCTTGACAATCCAATCACCGTCTGAGACGGCCAATAACCCCGCAGGTGTCTGGACCCTCGGGCTGCCTCCACCGCCGTCGAAGAAAAGCGCTCGGCACCAGGCTTGGATCGTTCCGGGGCCGGTGGGGTTCTCCTGCTCGGTCGTGCCGACGAATCGCATCGCCTCGACGACGACGGACTTTCTGCGGTACCTGTTCATGCTGTCTCCTGTCTAGGTCCTAGGTCGGTGCAGCGATATGGCATAACGTCCGGAATCCGGACTTGCCAAGTTGGCCGGCGGACTTGCCAAGTTGGCCGGCGAACTTGCCAAGTTGGCCGGCGAACTTGCCAAGTTGGCCGGCGGATCTGCTAGAGCGGCGCGCGATTCACACGTTGTAGCCGTGGTCCAGAGCGAACTGCGTCCAGTCACCGGGCGTGGTTTCCCGCAGCGAGTGCCGGATCGGGCACTCCAAGCCGTAGTGCGAGTACAGCCACGCGGCGTAGCTCGAGCAGACGACGTGCGCCGGCGGGCCTTGGCCGTTCCAGTTCTGCGCCCACAGGTGCGGGGCACCGATCGCGTCCATACCGTCCGCCGCGATGCCGATCCAGTCATAGGGCGTTTTCAGCAGGGCCTCAGCGGCGACCGCGATGTTGTACCGCTGGGTGTCCGTCTTCGGCTGGGCGCTGTTGCTGATCGTGTAGGAGCTGTGCAGGTAGCGGGCTAGGTCCACCTGACCGACTCCACCCGGGCGGCCTTCCAGCCCCCACCAGCGGCCCGCGGCGTCCTGGTGGTGCACAACCACGACGTGGTTGTCGAGTGCCGGGGTGTCTTGCAGCACTGCAGCGATGTCGATCAACCGCGCTGCCCAACCTCGGGTCCGTACCGACCAGACATCACCGACCGCGATCTTCACGGCATCGGCCGGTGGCAGGCAACGGTGTGGGGGTCCACGCGGACGTCAGATGTGAGAAGGTTCCCCAGGTTCCGAGCCAACGTTGAGGTCGGCCGGGACTTCTGCACAGCCACGTCGAGCCTGCCCAGGAAGGCATCGGACTGGGCCTGCGCCATGTTCCGTTCCTGGCACGCCGTGTAGTTCTGGACTTGCTGCTCATGGACAACGAACGCACCTGTCCCGGCGAGCGCAAGAGCGAACGCTGCGAGACCAGCAGCGATCATGTACACCCGCTTGCGAGACGGGTTCGCGGCAGCCTCCGCACGTGCCAGATCGGCCTTCTCCAGTGAAAGCCGAATCAGGGTGTGTAGGCCTGCGACGGACTTGGCCAGCTCCGTCACGGACCCGGCGAGAGCTGCCACGTCGTCGCGGGATGTCCGCCCCCGGGCTCGTGACTCGTTCCGGTCCGTGGTGGCTTGTTCGCGGTCCGTGGTGGCCTGCGTCCGGTCGGTCGTGGCCTGGTCCCGATCCGTTGTCGCCTGCTCCCGGTCCGTGGTGGCCTGGTCGGCGTTGGCAACGTGCTCGTGGGCACCGCCCGTCGGCGGTCCCACACCTGGCAGATCATTCATCGGGGGTCCTCTCGGCAGGTTCGGGGTCGAGGGTGTCTTCGAGGCTGGTGACGGCCTGCTCCAACCGACCGGTCAGCTGGTCGAGTTTGCGGAGTAGGTCCGCTGTGGCGGGGCTCAGGTCGGCGAGTACGAACGGGAGCGCCATCAGTGGCCCCCGGCGGTCGCCAATGCCACGATCACACCAGTGACGCCCGTGACGACCGCACCAGCGCAGATTCGGATCAGCCACGTACGGGCCTCGTCCATCCCGTCCAGCCGCCGGCTCAGGTCGGTGGCTGTGACCCGCAACGCCGAGTCGGACGCCAGCACGATTGCGGCGGCGTTCTGCCGGTCCAGGTCGTACACGTCTTTACGCACGTACGTCGAGTCGAGCCGGCCCATCGCCGCCTCGAACCGGGCCGCGGTCTCAGCCAGGCGTTTCGTGAGGTCGTCAAGGATGTAGCGCATGACCTCAGCGTCGGACGTCGGTGGCATCCGGCCTCCCCTCTTGTGTGGCGGTCGGGCGGCGGGGTGGTGCAGGCGCAGCAGGCTCTACGCCGAGGGGTGGGGCAGGGCCCGGGCTGGGGGTTAGGCGCTCATCCAGACGGCCTGCATCGCAACACCCGGCTGGGTAGCGCTGGGTGGGTACTGATACCCAAGGCTGATCCCACTGCTCTGGTAGCACGTCAGGCGGACGGTGTCGTTGACGGCGAGCCGGGTGAGGAGCGTCGCGGCGCACCGACCGTTCACATCGAGTGCAGCGGAGAGCTCGTGGCTGATCCCGGCGATTGGGCCGCCTGCTCCGGCCAGGTCGCTCGCGACCAGGTATGCCTGCCGGACGCCGGTGCTGTTGCTGGCCCACGACACCTGCCCGTTGAACAGCCACAGGCCAGGGGTTTTGGCGGTGTAGATGCCGGTGCTGGGGTTGTAGGCGCTGTCGCTGTCTTCGTAGACGATGTTGGGTAGGCAGGTGACGATCGCGTTGTTCGCGCACGCGAGGCTGGCGCTGGGGGCGGCGGATGACAGCACTGCCCGGAAGGTGGGGGCGCCCGTCGCCGTCCCACCGCGCAGGAAGTTGAGCAGCGCGCTTAGGGTCTGCATGTTCGTGCTCGTCGCGTCGTCACCGGCGAGCCAGGTGTGCGCGGCGGGCGGGACAGCAGGCATGCGCTACCAGCCGATCTTCAGGCCCGCGTCGAGCCGGGTGTAGGTGGATGGGGCGCCGTCAGCACGTAGGTACAGGTTCGGCTCGGCGGGGCTGAGCAGGTACGTCACGACCCACTCGTTGGCGTTGCTGCGGGGGAACTCGATCGCGTCGATAACTACGTTCATCGTGGGGGCGGGGGCGGTCGGCGGGAGGTTCGCCAAGGTGATCTGGTCCCCGACCTCGAGACCGAGGGCCCACGGCCACAGCGCGGGGCTCGTCACCGGCTTGATGGAGCACTGCGGGATACGCACGGCGGGTTGCTTCAGGTGGAACAGCCGCCACTGCAAGGCGTTGAGGACAGCGTCGTCGTCCGGGAGGTTGATCGTCAATGCTGACGGTTCGGTGATGCGCCGGTGCTGGCGTTGGGAGGTCGCGTCCTGGACCCGCTGGACGGCGCCACCGGGGCGGCTGCCGGTGATGTCGTTGCGGATGAACGTCCGGTCCAGCTGGAAGATGATGTCCGGCTCGACGGGCAGGCTGTCATCCGCGATGTTGAGGGTCACCTTGGAGACGGCGTTCTGGCGGTGGCCGCGGTCCTGGAACACCGACCGGCCTGTGCCGTCCTTGAAGAACAGGCCCTGCTCGGCGGCGGTGGCGTCCTGCGCGGCGATGAGCGCGGACTGCCCGCTGAGCAGGGCCGGGCCGAGGGTGGACCGGCCCGGTTCGAGTTTACGGTGCGCCGCGTCGTTAATCTCCCCGGCGTAGTCCAAGATCCGGCCGACGCGGGCGCCCGACAGATCCCCGGGGAAGCCGAGGAAGGATTGGTATTGCGCGGCGACTTGCGGGGCACTCAGCGGGTAGTTGTAGAGCGCGACGTGAGCGAGTTGCCCCTCAAGGAACAGGGGTCCGTACTGGCCGTCGAGGCTTTGTTGGCGGGTGGCATACCCGGCCCATACGTCCTTGGATGTCCCGGTGGGCAGCGCCCCACCCAGGTTGCTGACTCCGCTGTACTGGACGCCATCGACGTAGAGGTGCACCGTGGTCAGATCGGCTTCCAGCGTGGCGTGCACCAGGTGCGGCTTACCGTCCCGGAAGTTGATGGGCCAACTGATGTAGCTGGACACCTCCCTAGCAGTGGACCCCGGCGCAGGGTTGCTGACCCGGAACTTCAACTCGTTGTAGTCGGTGAGGTGAAGCTGGAACATGACGTTGGTGTTGTAGTCGCCGGGGCCATACCGGGCGAACAGCAGTGTCGCGCCGCCGGTGTGGGTGGCAGGCTGCCCGACCGCGAACACGCACGCGGCGGTGAACCCGCCCGTGATGCTGACCGCCGATGTCTGCGGCAGGGCGAGCGGTACCCCACCGTTCGCCTGGATCAGCCCGTTCACATCTGGCGGCCTATAGACCGGCCCGAACGCAAGCGCAGTTGCCGGGTCGGATGGAGCGAGAACCGCGCCACCGAACGCGGCTGCGCCACCGGGTGCCCCGTCGTAACCGAACTGGGCGTTCTGCCCAACCACCCCGGCGCTTCCGGTCAGGCTCCCGGCGGTGGTCGCTCCGGCTTGCTCACCGAGCGGGAAGTAGCCGACCGGGCCGTCAGCCAGGATCTCCTGCGCCAACGTCGAACGGAGCGTGATCCCAGCCAACGCCAGGAAGCCATCGACGGACTTCACGGTCGCCCGGGAGTAGTCCAGACCAGCGGCGTCCAGCCGGGCCTCCCACGCGTCGGCGTTCCCAGTGTGAATCGTGTACGTCGTGCCGCTGTACGGGGCAGGCGGGGTCACCTGCACCCGGACGGGCCGATCCGGGGTGGGGAGCAACCCCGCAGCGTTCCCGGGCGTGTACGGGGCGCCTATGGCCCCGTTCGGCACGGCGTTGTCGATCTCAATCGTGGCGGTACCGGCCTGCGCCTGCGCCTGCTGATACGCCCCACCCCGGCGGGCCGTGACCTGCTCGGCTGTGGTGACAGTCGTCCACGTCGGCGCCGCATCCAGCGGATCGTTGGTGAACGCGACCTGCACCGCCACCGTCGGAGTCGGGTCCGGCGGGATGTTCGGTGCGGTCACTACCTGCCTCCGGTCGTAGACACGTCCTGCGAGCCGTGGTTCACTGCGGACACGACAGGGTCACTCCCCCGGTTGGACGGTGTGCAGGAACACCAGTCCATGACGCCGGACAAGTGATCGTGTTGGACTGCGATACGCCTGCACGTCGTCCTGGCTCGTCGGGGGGCTCCTGCGGCCCTGACCGCGCTATGCCGGACGTGCGGGCGTATTCGCATGTCCGGCACTACCGGCTCCCGGCGAGCAGCCGCGAACCGTAGCGCTCACGGTCCCGGAACGTCGCCGTCAAAGTGTCCGCGAGCTTGCCCTGCATCTCACGCAGGAACCCAGCCTGGTCAGTGATGTAAGCGCCCTCAAGGTTGATGTGGACGTGCACATCACCACCGCCGCCCATACCGGCCGGGCCCTTACCGTTCGGGTAGACCTGCGAGCCGGTCGGCAACTTCACCAGCTCCGGGCCGGCGTCACCGACCACCGCCAGGCCACCGCCGAAGAACGGCGACCCCGCCGCGAGGTAGGGCACTTCGCTGAGGTTCATGCCGAAGTGCAGCGACGGGGTGCTACCGAGCGGACCAAGGTCAACCGACGGGATGTCTACCTGGATCGCGTTCAAGCCGCGGATGAGGGTGTTGACAGCAGAGATGATGGTGTTCGCGCCGTCGCGGCTAAGTTGCCCGATCCAGCTCCAGACGTCAGCGAACTTCCTGCCCAACCAGTCCAGCGCACCGCCGACCCCATTGAACGCCCGAGCGATGAAGGACCCCATGTCACCGAACACGCCACCGACCCAGCGCACCGCTCCCACGATCTGGTCGAACTGGGACTTGATCCACCGCCAGGCGTCGCCGATGATGCCCTTGATGAACCCCCACACCTGATCCCAGTGCTTGTACAGCTCGTAAGCGGCGAAGGCGATTGCCCCAAATGCTGGGAAGAACGCCGCGAGCGCCAGGAGAATCAACTCCACGTGGCTCTTGATCCACTGCCAAGCGTCGGCGGTGATCCTCTTGATAAACGACCAGACCGCATCCCAGTGCTTGTACAGCTCGTAGGCAGCGATACCGACCGCCGCGACGACCAAGATGATCGGCAGAAACGGGAGCATGGCTTCTACCCCGGCGGCGGCCATCGTGGCCGCCCAGCGCAGCGCCTGCATCATCATCTCAGCGGTCGCTCTTGCGTACTGCGCGACCACGATCCACACCTTCGTGACGATCCCAAGGGCCCAATCGGCAACACCCTTGATACTGCTGGCGAGCATCGTGGCGACCCGGGACTCCGCAAGGGTCGAGATTGTCGTCAACGCCACCCCGAAGATCATGGCGGCGCCGCCGTACTTCAGCCCGACTTGCGCGACCCAGTTCTCACTCTCCGCAAGCAGCGCCTTCAACCTGCCGGCGAGGGTGTTGGCCTTCTCCTCCGCAACCTTCCCGAGGTGCCCCTCGAGCAATGCCTTCGCCTGATCGATCTGCGTCCCGCGAGCGGCCTCATCGGCCTTCGCCTTCGCCATCTCTGTGCCAGCGGCTTGCTGCCGCTTCACAGCCTTGGTCATCTCCTCGGCCATCCGCTGCTGCTGTTGCTGCTCACCGAGGGTCGCCTGACCGGCGGTGGCCGCGGCCTGCTGAGCCTTCGCCAGCCGCTCATGAGCGCGGGCAGCGGACGCAACCATCCGGTCCAACGCCTGCGCCGCGAGCCCGTTGCTCGACATCGCCGCAATAGACGCCTCATGCGCCTTCACAGCCTGCCGCAACGCCTTGTCCAAGGCCTGCTGCTCCAAGCCCGACGCGCTCATCACGTCAGCGAGATGCCGGTGCGCCTTCGCCGCGGCCTCCGTCGCAACCCGCATCGCGTGCTGCTGCGCGGTGTGCCGACCAGCAACCCCCGACCCGGCCTCAGTGACCTGCGCCAGATGGTCGGTGCTCTTACCGACCGCTTCCCGGGCGTGCCCGAGCGCCTGGTCCTCAACGAGGCTGTTCTTCGTCCGCAGGACGCCCTGCTCGCGCAGTTCGGCGAGGTGCTGCTCGGCGTTCTGCAACGCGTCCAGCCCGCCGGTGCCCTTCGCCTGACCGTCGGCGATGTTCCGCTTCGCCCGCTGCACAGCCTCCTCAGCAGCGAGCAAGCTGTACTTGTCGGCGATCGTGCCGGCCTCGCGCTGCGCGATCCGCGCCTCAAGCTCCTCCAGCCGCGTCTTCGCGTCGATCACACCCTGCGTGGCGGTGGCGACCCGGTCGGCGTAGCCCTGCTCCGCGGCGGCGTTCGAGTCGGCGATCTGCTGCCGCAGGTCGGAGAGGTTGCGTTCAGCGTCGGTGTCGGCCTGCCGGGCGTCGGCGCGCTTCTGGTCCAGCGCGGACCGGACGTCGGCGGCATGCTGCGCCGCGTCGGTGTCGGCCTGCTGCGCCGCCTGCCGGCGGGTGTCCAAGGAGGCCTGGGCGTTCTGGACGTTCTGCGAGGCGGTCTGTTCCGCTGCCTGAGCGGACGCGACCTGCGCCTGCGCGACCTCAGTGCGGTGCTGCTCGGCGGCGGCGATCCGGGCGTTGAGCTGCACCGACCGTTCCTGCACCGCCTGCAAGTTCGCGGCGGCGGACGCCTGGTCGTTCTCGGCCTTCGTCAGTTCCTTTGTGACGTCGACCAGGTCCTTCTTGCCGATGCCGAACTGGCGGAGCACCTTGAAGTTGCCCGCGTACATGTTCGCCACGAGCTGCGCGGAGGCCGCCTCAGACGTGTTCGTCTTCGCGGCGATCTCACCGACAAGGTGCAGGTCGTGCATGGCCTTGATCGGGTCGCGGCTCGCGGTCGTGAGGATGTCCAGCGCCTTCGTCGCGTCCGCGGCGGTGTGCCCGAACTGAGCCTGGGACTGCGCTGCCTTCTCCAGCTTCGGGGCGTAGTCCTCAAAGGATCGGCCGGTCGCCTCCACCGCCGACTTCAACCCAGCAGTCGCGTTGGCATCCTGCTGGCCGGCCGCGAACGCGATACCCGCCAGGGCCGTGATCCCCAAGCCGATGCCGGCGAGTTGCCGGCGGACGTTGCCGGCATGCTCCGCGACATGGTCGAGCAGGATGCTGAGGTGATCGAACGCCTCCCCTAGCGGCCCCATGCCCTGCCCAGTGGCGCGCAGGGCGTCGTTGAAGGTGGAGAACGCCTCCCGGCCCTGCACACCCGAGTGGCCCGCTGCGGCGCCGACGTGCTCCACCGACCCAGCGGCGGCCTGCGCCCCCGCGTGGACCTGCGTGAGGACGGACTGCAGCTTGCTGTCGTCAGCGAGGAACACGACCTCAACGGAACGGCGACCAGCCATCAGGCGCCCCCCTCAGGTCGTAGGATCCGAGCATGGAGCTGCGACAGTTCTCTGTAGATGTAGGTCCCTGCCTTGGGGTACGGGCGGGGATGGAGTTCACCGACTGGTGTCCGGACTGTGGGCACGTGGTAATAGCTCACAAGCAGGACAAGAAGTGCTCGGTCTGCCAAGCCGTCGAGGACATCGCCTTGTGACCTAGCCGCCTTCAGCGGCCCGGTTCTGAGCCTCTACGACGTCATTCATGAACTTCACCCACTCGACGTAGTCCAGCAGCGGAATCGCCCTGCGCTCAGCCGGACTCAGGTGGTAGAAGTGGCAGAACTGCGCGGCGCAACGCGCCCGGTGCGCCCGGTCGGCGTCCGCTTGGCGGCCGGCGCGGTCTTGCGCTGCGTCAAGTCCAGCTCCGCGACGAGGATGTCCCGGGCGTCGTCGTAGCTGAACATCGGGTCGGTCTTGCGCTGCGCCAGCCACACCAGGGCCCGTAGCGTCGTCGGGGAGTGCGTCGTCACCCACTGCGGCTTCCCCTCTGTCCCGTCCTCAGCGTCGGTGAGGATCAGGTCGCCGTCGCCGTCCCGGAGCTTGCGGGGGCGCATCGCCTCCTCCAGATCCGTGCCGGTCGCCTCCGCGAAGTCCTCGAGGTCCCCGATCGTGAGGGCGTTGAGGTCCAGTCGCAGCGACACCTTCCGGACCTTGGCCGGGGCGGGCTGCGCGGTGCGGCTGTTGCTCACGACGGGAACACCTTGTCCAGGAGGGAGTCGAGCATGGCGGTGTAGGTCGCGACGATGTCCGGTGCGCTCTCCCGGATCGTCGGGTACACCGAGTAGCCGGCGTCGCCGCTGTTCCCGCGCCACGCCGGGAGGTTGTTGTAGCCGGAGTAGGTGCCGGTGCTGCGCTGCCGCGGGCTGCCGTGGCCGGCGCCGAACTCGACGCCGAGCGCCCCCGGGTAGGTCTCGCCGTCGATCTTCACCGACGCTTTGCCGTAGGACCCACCGGGGCCGATCGCGTCGGCATAGCGGGCGTGCTGCGCCCCGAGGCCACGGGCCTTCTCACGTGCCCGGCTAGCGACGAGGGCCGCAACGGTCTGGTTGACGGCCTTGAGCTGCGCCCGTTCCGCCGGCCCGATGTCCCGCAGCTCCCGGGCGAGCTGCCGCAACCCAGGGACCACCACCCGCACACCCGTCACGAGCTAGTAGGTGGTGTCGGCGGACGCGAGGGTGATCGTGTACTCCGCGCCGCCCGCCGCCGGCGTCAGACCGACGTAGGGAGCGACGAGCTTCAGCACATCCGGGCCACCAACGGACGGGGCCTCCCCGTCGAGCTTGCCGCCCGGGACGTTGATGTTCAGCGTCGGCAGGTACTGGGTGCCGGCGATCGGGATGGTGCCGATGAAGCTCAGGCCGATCCCGACGTTCGCGTCCGCCGCGTACAGGTCGTAGACCGTCGTCCGGTCGATGAACTCAGTCTCCAAGCTGCCGCTGATCTTGCGCCAGGCGTTCGTCAACGGCTCCGCCATCAGGCCACCCGCGCTGAGGTAGAAGCGGTCGGCCTTGTAGGGGTTCGTCAGCTTGAACGAGGCCTTCTCGCACGCCGCAACGCTCACGCCGTTCAGGGTCAGGCCACCACCGAGGAAGCTGAACACCTGCGCGCCAGCGGCGTAGCTGGCAGTCGCGAGCGCCGGGCCGACCGGGGAGCCTTGACCGCCCAAGGTCAGCTCGTCGCGGGCCAGCAGGGCGGCGGTCATCACCGCCAGGCCGTTCTTCGCCACGGAGATGTCGATGTCCTCGACCTTGCAGCCGATGTAGGTGAACGGCTCGACAGCGGAGGCGGCGGTGGGCCGGCCGACCTGTGCGCTGATGCTGTTGCCGCGCAGCGAGCCGGGGGTGTGGACCTGGGTGAAGACGGTCGGGCCGCCGTTGACAGTCACCGCCACGCCGGTGGCGTGTGCCTGCGCGAGAGCGGGGGTGACGGTGGCGACGTTGCCGGCGACGGCGGTGACCGTGACCTGCTCGTAGGCGCCGGCCACGTCCACACCGAGGATCTGCCCGACGACAGGCACAGCGGTGAGGGTGATCGACGTTCCGGGCACGACCGCCGCACTGGCCGTCGTGGACGAACCCGCGGTGATCGTGGAGTTGCCGGTCGCGGCCTTCAGCAGCAGGCCCATGCCGGTGGTCGTGAAGTCGAACGCGAGGGCGCCCTTACCGTGCCGGGTCGTGATGACCCGCCGGGAGGAGCGTTCGTACTGCCCACCGGCCCGCAGGCCACCGCCCTGGATCGTCGTCTTCTGCCGCTTCAACGACTCCGACGTGAACTCGATGAACCTACTCGGCACCGCGTAGGTGCCGTAGGTCGTCTCCGCCGCGAGTCCGAGCTGGGCGTCGAGACCTGAACCTGTAGCCATGCGGGATCTCCTACGTCAGCGGGCGGGCAGGGCGAAGTCCCTGAAGCCGGAGGCGGCTCGGGGTGAAAAGCGGGGATTGGCGGCGCGTCGAACTGCGGCCAACGGATCTGGAGCGGCTACCCTTGTCTCGCCGGACGACCGTTGTTAGTGATCCACTCCACCCATACCGTCTGCCGCAACACCGACCCGGAGATGGCGCCCCGGGGCAAGCCTCTACGGGGGGCGTAGTTCGGCATGTCCGAGGCGGGACGGACTAGGCGGGATGAGCTATCGCAACGTCCACCGGGTCATGCTCGGCTTGACGTCGATCGGCGGGATGCCGATGGCGCGTAGCTCCTCGATCACCCACTCCTTGACGTCCGCGTCGAGTGAATACCATGTGTCGGACCACTGGTGGTTGATGCAGTTGGCACAGCGGCCGCACCTGTCGTTGCGGCAGCACTTGCGCCGCAGGTGACTGGTCCGCAGGTCATACGGCGCTCGCAGGACATCTGGCGGAATGCGCTCCGACTCAACGATGCGGGCATACGTGTTCGCGACGGTGGGGGTCAGCGCCGTCATCGCTAGGCGGGGCCCTCGGGCGCAAGGGCGGACACCGGCGCCGGGGCCACCGGGACGGGGACGGGGAGCGCCTCGGGGGGCAGGGCAGCGACGATGTCGGCCTTCGTCGCCGACCCCGGGACCTCGACACCGTGCTCGTCGGCGAGCTGCAGCAGCTCAGCCTTCTTCAGCTCGGCGGCCACGGCGTCGGCGAGTACCCAGCCGTCCTGCTCCAACATCCGGTCGGCCATCTCGTCGCTGTCCACCAGCAGGGTGCCGTTGCGGGGCACGTAGGCGTCGTCCAGGGCAGGGATGAACACGTCCTCGTGAATCCCGACGTAACGCAGCAGCTTGGACACAGCAGGCCCTCCAGGGCTTAGATGCGGGCCTTCACGACGATGCCGCCGTGCAGGAAGGTGAGCCGGGCGTTATCGGACGGATCCTCCACGACACGGCGGATCTTCAACAGCGCCCAGTGCACAAGCCCACCGAGGCTGGGGTTCTTCAGCAGCGCCGCGTCGAACAGTGCGAGAAGCGCGAACGCCTTCTCGGTCGCGTCCTGCGTGGTGCCGCCATCGGCACGCCACGCCAGGAACCACTCAACCGTGTAGTTCTCCTCACGGCCGGTGTTCCCCAGCTCGGCCCAGTCGTCATCGCTCTCCACGTTGCGAAAGATCATGTGCGGGAAGCTCATGGCGTCCGTCGGGGCGCCGTAGTACACCTCGGCCTGCCCGGCCAGTGCCGTCTTCGCGAGCGCGACGAGCGCGGCCTTCGCCGCCGGGATCGTGGACGGCCGGCGGGTGCGGTACGCCGCAGCGTTCGGGCTGGTCACGCGAGACCGGGGATGCGGACGTGGTCACGCCACCCGAGGATCGTCGCGTCGACCTCAGGTAGACCCGTCGGGCGGTCCTTCACGTTCGCTGACGCGAGGCTGAACACGCCGTACTCCCCGCTGACGCTCAACGCCCGGTCCGGGGTACCGGACGCCCCGTAGACGCTCAGGACGCGGTAGCGGGCGGCCTGCAGGGCCGCCTGCCGCAAGTCGTCGGGGGGCAGGTCGGAGAAACCCGCGGCGTACCGGACCTCGATGTTGCGGCGACCGCGGGGCCACGGGCCGATGTTGTAGCCGTAGCCCATCCCGTCGCTGAACGGGCTGTAGTCCCCGGACTGGACGGCGTAGCCGGTCGCGTACCGCTCCAGCTTCCCGGACTCGAACACCGCCAAGCCGGCGAGTTCGGTGGGGGTCATGAACACGCCGTTGAGCCGGACGGACAGAACCGACCGGGCATAAGGCTCCCGCAAGGACAGGGTGCCGAGCGGGTCGGTGTGGTTGCCGTCGAAGACCTGCCGGGCGTAGCGCTGCACGAAGCTCGTGTCGCACACCCGCTCGATCAGGGCCTCGATCCACATCCGGGCCGCGAGGAGCTGCGCGTCCGGGTACTTGAAGCCCGCGGTGTTGCCGGGCGGCGGGTCGCTCATGTTCGGCAGGGCCCGCAGCTCAGCGAGGTCGAAGTAGAACCCGCCGACGACATCCAGGCGCTGCGTCACCCCGGCCGGCTGGCCGGCTACCGTCGCCGCCCACCCGATCGTGAGGTGATCGACCTGCGCGGTAGCACCCGGCGCCCCGCCCTGCACAGGCGCGAGGGTGGCGATGTAGGTCCCCAGTCCGGCGCGGGCGACCACCGGGGCGGGCAGCGGCTGGCCGTCCTCGCGAGTGACCGTCAGCATCGGGAGGGCACCGAGCCCGCCGTCGATGTCAGCGGGGTAGCTGACAGCCACGGTCGGGGTGGTCCCGACAACAGCCTGGGTGACCGGGGCGGACACCGTCGGGAGGGCGTTGCCCGGTTCGATCAGGGATGGGACGACTGGCGATGTCACAGATCACCCCGCTTGTGTCCGGTGGCGTCGCGGAGACCTTCGAGGTAGCCAGCCCGCCACGCGTCGTGCTGCGACCGGTCCGACCACGGCAGGACACGGGCGGCGAGCCGGTGCAGCCGGCGAGCGGCGACGAACGCCACCGCCTGGACTAGCTGCTCGGTTGTCACCAGGTGTCCGGGGTCGCCTCGGGGGTCAGCGCCGGGTCGATCGAGGTCGGAACAAGGGTCTGCCGGAACACGACCAGCGCGGTCGGGCTAATCGGCGGCGGGTCCGCCGCGGGCGACTGCTGCACCGTCGCCACGCCCGTGACCGAGTCGACCTGGATGTTGTAGAAGACGCTCCCGGCGGCGGGCGCGGCCGGGAGCGTCAGCGGGCTGCCGGTGATGACCGCTCCTGTGGTGCCGACCGTCTGCACCCGGCCGATGATCTGCACCGCCGTCCCGGAGTCCGGGAGCTGCAAGGTCACGTCGAGCAGCGTCGCCGTCGCCCCGTCGCCGCTCTGATTCGTCACCGTCAGAGGCATGTCAAGATCCTTTACTGTTCATAACCGTTTACCATGAAGGCGCATGTGGTGGCCGCTGCAGTACCGAGGACGAGCTGCACTGCCGTGCCCGCCGACGCGCTCGGCTGCGTTTCGATGCCGGGGATGCTGATCGGGCCGGTGTCGCCCTTGCAGAACCCTTGGAAGATCACGGTCGCGCCGGCCTGGATCGTCACCGGGAAGACGGTGGCGGTGTTGCTCCCGACGTAGATGTCGGTGATGTAGAACGTCTTGCCGGGCGTGACCGTCTCCAACGTGATGGTCGCGCCCGCCGCAAGGCTCTGCGTCCCGACGTACGTCTTCAGCGACTGACCGGCCGCCGCACCACCCGCGTTGACCCGCAGGGTGGGGGTGAGGGAGCCGGTGGAGTCCGTGAGCTTCTCCAAGCCGACGGGCTGAACTGTTGGGTAGGTCACGGCTCGCTCCTGTCCTCAGGGGGTGGCGGGCGGCGGTCCGGGGGTGGCAGCACCGCCCGCCGCGGCTTCGGCAGGGCGGTGTGCTCAGGTTCCAGCGACCGGGGACCCCAGTCGCTGTCGTCACCGCGGGACGGTGCGGTCATCCGACGCTCAGGGTCACCGAACCGTCGGTGGTGAACACGACCCGCGAGGCGCCGGCCGGGACGTCCAGCTCGACCTTGTCGCCCTCGACCTTCAGCGTGAAGTTCGCGGCCTGCCGCCACGGGCCACTCGCATCGTCGGCGCACTGCACCTGACCGGTGACCGTGCCCGGGTTGTTGTTGTGCACGACGTGCAGGACAGCGGTCGCCTTCCCACCCTCGGACATCACCGTCTGGCCTTCGGTCATGCCGTGGTAGCTCGAGGTCGTGACCGGCAGGAGCGTCACCCGGCCGTCAGCGGACGCGCCGACACCAGGGGCGTTGGACAAGCCCGCCACCATGGTGCCGTCCTTGGACTGCGGGGCGTCGGTCAGCAGGACACCGGAGGGGACCGCGGACACGACCGGGACGTCCTTGCCGACCGGGTCGGGTAGCAGGGCGATCGCGGGCACAGCCGTCTCGGAGACGGTCTGCGACGCGACCGGGGCGGTCTTCGTCCCCGACAGCGGAGCGCCGTCGGCGGGCGGAGGGCTGGGCGGGCTGGGCTGGGCTGGCGTGGTCATGTGAGCTCCCTTTCAGGAAGTTGGGGGGTAATCCCTGGCCGGGCGCCTATGAGCAGGCACCCGGCCAGGAACGATCAGGTCGCGGAGTTGGCGTAGAACGCGATCGGGTGCGTGCCGGCGTCGATCAGGTTGCCATCGGCGCGGAGCCACACGAAGAAGCCGGTCTGGAGGTTGTCGGCGTACCGCTCCTCCAGCCGCACCAGCGAGCCCGTGCCGACCATCCGGACGGCGTACTGGCTGAAGTCCCCGAACAGGATGCTCTTGGCGTTCGGGGCCGGCACCGGCATGTCGTTGTTGATCACGTATGCCCGGCCGTTGAAGATGGACGGGACCCCGGCGGTCAGGGACGGCTCCCACAGCGGGTGGCCCTGGCTGTCCTTCAGTTTGCGCAGCGCCCGCAGAGTCGTGTCGTGGAACATGTACTTGCCGCGGGGGCGGTACGCCGGGTCGACGCTCATCTCAGTGTCGATCATGTCGTCGTAGATGACGGTGGTGGTCTGCCCGGTCGCCCCGACCTTGCCGCTGGAGGCCGCGTTCACGACGCCGTTGGGCATCACCCCGCCGCCCGAGCCGATCGTCAGCTCGTTGTTCAGGATGCGGCCGAGGCGCTCCCCGGCCTTGTTCGCGATGAACTGGGGGATGTCGAAGTAGGCGTCCTCGAGGAGCTGCCACGGCACCAGGATCAGCTTGCTGGTGTAGGTGAACGCACCGAGCGTGACCTGCCCGAAGGCGATGTCCTGCTGCGTGATCGTGGTGTTCTCCGCGAGCCGGGCACCCATGTTGTTGGTGTCGTTGCTCGTCGGGAACGGCAGGGGCTGGCCGGTCTCGGTCTCCAGCAAGGTCACGCCAGCAGAGTTCGTGGACTCCTGCGGGTCGGCGTTGTCCTGCGCGACGCCGTTCAGCAACGCCGGGCTGAGCATCCCGCCGTAGAACTTCATGGCGTCGGTCAGGTGCTGGTAGAAGCCCTGCGGGATCAGGAACCCACCGACACCACCCGTGGTCGTACCAAGGGCGCGTTCGCGAAGCTCACCACCGGTGCGGACCAACGCCCGCTCCTCCGGGTCGAGGTTGGGGTGGCCGCCGCGCAGGAACGAGTCGAACGCCCGGGAGTACTCAGCGGTCTCGTGGGTGCGCTCCGGCCGCTTGCCGTCCCGCGTGTCGGGCTTCTTGCCCGGGTCGGCCCGGGTGAGCTTCTCGACGCCCGAGCGGGCCTCAGCGGCGCGCTGCTCCCGCTCCGCCTCCTTCTGCAGCTCGGCGATGTTCCGGTCGAACTTGTCCAGGTCGGCGTTGCGGACCTCCCACTGGGAGGTCTCCTCCCCGGTGAAGTCGCGGGTACCGACGGCCTCCAGGAGAGCCTTCGAGCCCTCCCATACCTCCGCCCGCTTGGTCAGCAGGTCCTTCAGCTTGTCGCTCATGGTGGTGACCCCTTCAATGTCTGGTCATGCGAGAGAGCGCCGTCGCCTTGTGGCGGGGCGCTGGGTGCGGTGGGGGTCACCCGGCCGCGGGCGGGTACTTCCGGGCAGCCAGCGCAAGCTGACGGGCCCGTCGTGCAGCTGCGTCGAACGGGTGGGAGTCGCCCGGCCCGCTGTCCACAGCCCTACCAGTGATGACCGTCGCCAGGCGCCCCTCGCGGGCTGCCTGCTCGACCTCCTCAACCGGCAGATGCTTGTCGTCCGCAAGACTGCGGAACGCTTGCCGGGCCAGGCCGCTGTCGGCGTCGAGATACGCCGGGTAGGTCACCGGGCTCACGTCGCCGAGCCGGCGTACCTCGATGATCGTGCGGAGCGGGAAGCCCTCCGGGCTCAGCGACCACTCGACGTCGTCGTCGTACCAGGAGAAGCTCGACTGGGAGATGTCGCCGCGGCCCATGCTCACGACCAGGTCCCGGCCGGCGGTGGTGTCCGGCACGTCGAAGTCGTAGGCCAGCCCGGTGGCGTCCTCAGCGAGGCGCAGCGTGCCGTCCGTAGTCGTTCCGGACGCGCTCCGCGCCAAGATCAGGTTGCTGTCGTGGTTGAACAGCGCCCGCACGTCGCTCTCGGCGATGGTCTTGCGGAACGCCCCGGGCAGGACCCGCTCAACGAACCCACCGAGGTTCTGGCTCAGCTTGTTGAAGACGGCGCCGTGCCCGTCGATGACGCTGTGCCCGTTCTCGGCGGTACGGACGTGGAACTCGCTGCGGACGTACCGGCGCTGCACAGGCACAGTGGCTCCTACGGGTAGGGCGGATCTACGCCGAGACGGCGACGGTGGAGTGCGGGAGCAGCGACTGGCAGGCACGCAGGTACGCGCGGCCACGGGCCAGTTCGTCTTGCGTCATCTGCATCTCGGCTTGCGCGCCTGCCAGTCGCTGCTCCTGCATGGACACGTACTCCTCGCCGCGCCGCACAAGCCCCTCAACAATGCTCTGAGCTTCCTCATCGATGGTCATGCGCTCTCCTACGGCTGGTCGGTCATCGAGGACGGGTCGTTGCTCGGGTCGTCGGCGGGCACGTCGTCGGGGTTGCTGCCAGACGGGGGCACGGGCAACGGCTTGCCGGTGTAGTCGATCGGGTCCAGACCGACTAGTTCCAGTGCCTGCGCCGGGTCGTAGCCGGCGGTCGTGAGGTTCAGGACCGCTTGGCTGCGGCGCCACAGCGCAATCGCGACGTCGTCGCCCATGCGGGTGTGATTACTCGGCACGATCCGTTCGTCACCGCCGTCAACCGGCTGCATGTCCTCCAACGCCAGGACGTCGTTCACCGACAGCCACGACCAGGACCGGCCGGTGGCGTACGCCGCGTAGCGTTCCTTCTGGCTGCCGCGGAGCAGACCGCTGACGTTGAAGCGCAGGAACTGCCCGGCGGGCAGCAAGGCGGAGATAGCTGTCTCGAGGCGCACGATCCACGGCCGCAACGTGTGGACCACGAAGCCGATGGCCTGCTCCTCGATTCCGGTGCCCCACGAGGTGGACTTCTCGACGTCGCCGATCATGTGCGGCGGCACCCGGTAGATCCGGGCGACCTCCGCTGTCTGGAACGCGCGGGTCAGGATGAACTGCGCGTCCTCCGGCGGGATTGTGACCGTCTTCCACTGCATCCCACCGGTCAGCACCGCCGGCTCGTGGCTGTTGGTCATCCCGGAGTGGTTGCGCTTCCACGTGTCGAGGAGTACCTCAGCCATGCCTTTGGTCATCTCGCCGGGGACTTCGAGGACACCGGACGGGTGCGCGCCCTGACCGAAGAACTCAGCACCGAACTGCTCCGCGGCCAAACCCAGGCCGATGGCCTGTCGGGCGTACTCGATCGGACTCAGGCCCTTGAGCTGACCTGGGGCGCGGAAGCCTCGGATGTGCAGGATGTCGCCACCGACACACTTCGCGGCCCGCAACGCCTGGTTGGTGTCCATCATCCCCGGCGGGACGCGGTAGACGATGCCGGTGTCGTCGTAGTCCGGGGTCACCAGGCGGGGCGCGAGGGGGAAGACTTCAACAATCTCGCCGAAGCGGTCGCGGGTCGTGTGGGCGTACTCGTTGCCGTCGGTCAGCAGCGACGCGAGGAACTCCTCGACCATCTCCTGCGGGTTCAAGCCGTCGTTCGGTGTCTCCAACCACCCCGGGGGGGCGACCTCACGCCGGGCCGCGCCGTCCTTGACGAACACGGCGAACGGCAAGGTCGAGATCGTCTCGGCGATCAACCGGATCGACGCCAGGACCGGCACGAGGCGCAGGGCGGAGGTTTGCGTGACGCTCACGCCGGCGGCGGTCCGCGCCCCCAGGCCGTACAGCGACGCGAGCTGCTGCGAGGTGATCGGGACGTTGGCGTTCTCCAGGCTGCGTGAGGCCGGGAGCAGCCGGTCCCAAACGGTCACCTGTTCAGCGCCACGGACAGCGCGAGCAGAACGGCGCCGAGCGTCGCCAGCCACGCGACCATCCCGGCGGCGAGGTAGGCCGCTGCGATGAGCAGCAACGCACCGAGGCCGGCCAGTCCGTTCACAGCCGCTTCACGACGCCGGGCCCGGGCCAGCACCTTGCGGGCCTGGATGACCTCTGGGGGCAGCGGGGGCGTCGGCATCGTCATATGCGTGCACCTCCTGGCCGTCGGGTTGCGGTACTTCGGCCAGGTCACGAAGGGCTGTCCAGTCCAAGACACCGACCGGGGCCGCGGGCGGTGTACGGCGGGCGAGGACGGCGAGCAGCATCACCAGCGCGATGCACCCGTCGATGTGCCGGCGGCTCTTGCCCTTACTCAGCCGCCAGCCGCCGTCGGTCTCCCGGGGCACCGCCGACAACACGTGGTCGGTGAGGACCGTCCCGCCGTCCTGCACCACCCGGCCGTCCACAATCGCTTGCCAGGCGTCCTGGCAGGCCGGGACCATCCGGGCGCCGGACTGCGGGAACTCCACCATCGGCAGACCGTCGTCGGCCAGGGCCTGCGCGGACCGTTCGAAGTACGCCGGGTCGTAGCCGAACTCCCGGACATCCTGGGTGCGGTGCAGCTCCCGCAGGTAGTTCTCCACCGCCGCGACGTCGATAGTCTCGCCTTCGACCGGTGTCCAGATCTTCTCCCGGACGTGAGCCCGGCCGTGGCTGTCGTACTGCCCGAGCAGCACCGCGATGCTGTCGTGCTTCAACGCCATGTCCACCGCGACCGCCGACGGCTGCGCCGGGTCGATCTGGACGGCGCCCTCACACCTGCCCCACGCCCCCGACGGCAGCCAACTCGCGGCGGCGTGCGTGAACCGGTTCCAGAAGTACCTGACGGCTTCCCACGTCGGGATCCGCTTGAACTGAGCCGCAACCTCCGCGACGTTCACAAAGTCATCCGCGGCCGGGCTCGCCGCCCGAATCCCCGCGTCGATGTCGGCGTCGACCATCGGGTCCAAATCTTCCGGAGCCTCGTACCAGATGAACAGGAACGCCGGATCGGTGACCGTGCCGTCCTGCACCTGCCGGCCGTAGGTGTAGAGCCGACCCAGGAGCGTGTCCAAGTCCGAACCAGCGGTCGTCACCCCGAGCTGCAGGCTGTCAGCCCGCTTCGCGGTGCCGTTCGCCATGACCAGATGCGCGCCTTCCTGCGCCGCGCTGTTCCACTCGTGCAGCTCGTCGGCGACGAAGCACGACGGTCGGCCGCCGTCGTTGGACGCACGGGCCGCGGCGATCCGGTACGCCCGGCCCGGCCGGTCCTTGAGCACGATCTCGTTGTCGAAGACGTCCGCGAACGGCGCGAGCTGCGCGCTCTCCCGGAAGATCGTCTTCAGTTCGGCGAACACCAGATCCGCCTGGTCGAAACTCGCCGCGCCCACCGGCACGACCGGCGACACCCTCGGCCGCCCAACTGGCCGGCCCCGATCGTCCCAGTGCGAGAAGCACACCGGGCCGGCCAGCTCCACCGCCGAGACCCAGGCCGCGAACGGCGACTTGCCGTTACCCTTCGCAAAACCGATCAACGCCCGACGATACCGGCGGGACCCGTCCGGGTTCAGCTCGTACAGACGGTAGAGGATGGCCCGCTGCCAGCGACGGAGCTTCACCGGCTGCCCGAAGAAGTCGCCTTCCCCGAGGACACACAACGCCTCGATCCACCGGCAGACCTGCGGGCCAAGCGTCGGCGCTAGCTCAGCCCTCGATGACCCGCGGGTCATCTTCGTCGCGAGGGTCGCCGTCATCGGAGTCCCCCTCATCCGTGGTGAACGCCGCCCCCAAGTCCGCCAGCGACCGCTTCGCCTCCCCCAGCACCACGCCCAGGGACAGACGGGCCCGCGGAGACAGACCGAAGCGGTCCTCAAGCTGGCGTAGCTCGGCCTGCGCCGACTGCAAGTCCTTCATGTACGGGGTGCGGACCTCTTGGCCCTGCGACCCCTCCACGAACGGGTGCTTCCGGATGCTCGCCCGGTACCGGGTGCAGTCATCGACCAGCTCGAACAGCCGACCCAGGGCAGGAAGGTCGCTGGTGACGTCCACCAGCTTCGCTACCGGCGAGGACCAGAACGCCACCCACTGCCCCTGCGTCGCCTTCAACAAGCCGGCTGGCGGGGCCGGGCACGACGCGTCAGGAACCAGCGCCGTCACCGACGCGAGGGCCTTCGGGGTGTTCCGGCGCTGCACGTGCGCCGCCTTCGGAGCAGGACCGCGACCAGCCACAACCACCACCGCCTCCCCAAAAAACGGACCTTGATCGGCGACTCGGCGGTGTTACGCGGTGTAGACCGTCCAGTCCGGGGATGCGCCCGTGGCCGGGCCGCCCGCGGCGTCACCAGCGAATGTGTAGAGCGCCTCGCCGTTCGCGGCGTTCTGCCCGGCGGCCGGCCACTCATTGGCATCGACCGGCGCGGTGCCCGTGTGCCTGTACAAGGGCTTGGCGGCCGGGCCAGATCCGGGTGCAGGCGCAGGTGCGGGAGCCGGCGCAGGCGGGCTTGTCGGAGCCGGGCCGCCGAGCGCCTTGTGCGCGGCGTTCAGAGCGTCCAGCGCCTTCTGCAGCTCAGCCACGTCAGCCGTGTTCTGAGCAGTCAGAGAGTCCACCTGTGCCTGCACCACAGCGGTAGCCGCCTTCGCAGCATCCAAAGCCGCGCCTGCGTTCGCGCTGTCGCTGTTCAGGACGGCCAGGGCCGCATCCACCTTGTCAGTCAAGTCGCTCATTGTGATCTCCATTCGTATGACGGTCGCCGCCAGCAGACGAGTCAGCGTTGACTCGCCCTCCAGTAGCTCTTGGGTGATGTCCTGCGCGCCAAGCGTGTCCCACCAAAAATCGTCCACGGCTCCCCCTAGGCACCAGACCCGTACACGAACGAAGAGACCTACTAAGCTGTCCGGCCGGCCCGAGGTTGTGGACTTTCGACCCGCCACCCCATACCAGCGCGACTGACTGCTGGCGTAGGCGGCCGTGTGGGGCAGGCGCTGGTCAGTGCTGGCGTTGGCGGTGGGTGCGATGTGCGTACTGAGCGCTCCGGGTACATCCGCACCCGACGCAGCCGGTGCACTGATCGTGGTTCAGGCGATTGCATGGCCCGCAGATCGGCCCGGGGGTGACTGGGTGGTTCGCCGTCGGTCCCATGCCAACATCCCTGTCTGTGGTCAGCCTCGGTTGCCGCGGCGTGCGTTGCACCCTCGGCACAGGGTGTCCAGTGGTCCGTGTTCGGTGCCGGTGGTGGCCCAGGGTGCGCGGTGGTCAGCGGTGAGGTCGGTGGATGGGTGTGCTGGCCTGCCATAGCCGGGGCAGGTCGGTCCGTGGGTGGCGATGTGGAGGGCGACGCTGGTGGCGCGACGGGTCTGCTCGGCTTTGGTTCGGCCTGGGCGGGTGTGGGTGGGGCAGCGGCTTGCTGTGCTGAGGGTGCCGCAGATGAGGCAGGGCTTGACGGTCACCGCTTGTCTGTGCATTCGTTCCACGGGCCAGCACCCGACATTACGAGGCCCCAGTGCCACTGCTTCCAGTCCTCACAGGGTGCTCCTGCTGGTACGGGATGATCTCTTTCCCACCTCGCTCTCGCCGCTTTTGGGGACTCCAAGAGGACGCGCTTGAGCCCGAGACGACGGGCAGCGATCACACGGTGATGACCGTCTTGAAGCCGACCGTCAGTGCCGATGCACACAGCCTCGGTGAGCCCATGGACCTTGAAGACGGCTTCAAGAACTTCTTGGTAGTGACCAGGCTTCCCACAGCAGAGGCAGATGCGCTGACGCACATCCCGTTCCTCGGCATCCCATGTGTTGTGGGAACCGCCAGGCGGGACGTTAGCGAGCAGGTCGGCTAGCAGCATCGTCTCAGCCATCGCTCATCGCCGGTCGGTGGGGGTGCGGCTGGCGTGGAGGCACCGGGTGCACGCGAGGCGGTCGCAGCGGCGGTCGCAGTGCGGGCAGCGGTAGGCGAGCCGACTGGGGTAGGCGCCTAACGGATCGTTGCACAGAGAGCACACGACGGGCGTCGACATCAGTTCGGTTCGCTCCCTCGGCCACTGGTCCAGCAGCCGGTTGATCTGCCGGCAAGCGGCTTGGCTGCTGGTGTAGTCCATGCGCACGATGGCGTCGGCGTACTGCTGCCGGGCGTCGAGGAGCTGCGTGCGGAGTTGCGCGGGGGTGAGGACGGCTGGCGTCACTGCCCGGTCCACCACGTCTGGCACTTTCTGCGCCGGCATCGGTAGGCCCAACCTGTTTCCCAACCCTCAGCAGCGGGGTGAAGCCTCGCCGGTACGTCCCGCCAGGCGTGCCCGAGTAGCAGGCAGCGCCAGGGCTCGACCCACACGGCGTGCGTCATGTCGCCTCCCAGTTGGTGCCCTGGGCATAGTCGTGCTGTCGCCCGCGATACTCAACCTAGATGGGCCGGTTTGTCAACTAGGCGAGAAGTCCCGCCGTTTGATCTTCACCATGCGGCCGTCGGGGTGGTGCCACACGATCCCCTCCATGGCTGGTGCAGCAGCGAGGAACGTGGCTAGTCCGTCATATGACCGGTCAGGGATGTCGAGGACATCAGCGAGCGCATGCGCGACGACTCGATGTGCGGACTCACCTTCGGGGTTGCCGTTGATCTTCGGGCCGATCAACTCGTACGTACCGGGCTCCTGCAGGTCAAGGGCTGCTGTTGCCTCGGCGAGGTACTTCGCGAATGCGCTCTGCTCGGCGGGTTCCCAGCCGACAGTCTTGCCGGTCACGTCATCGGCCTGCAACGACTGCCAGCCGGGCGGGGGCACCTTGCCGATCTTCACTTCACGGCGCGCCCACCAGCGGTCACCATCGAACATGACGCACGTCCCGTCGTACTTCCTTGTACTCGACCCCTCGCCTGCCACAACCCACTTGCAGTCCGGCTCGACCTCACGAATGACGAACCGGCGGTTGTCCTTGTCTCGCATGAACAGTGTCTTGATCTTCCTCATGTTGCTCCCTAGGCTCTAGGCGACGTTGATATGGCTAGTCCGTTGTGCGTGATCGTGGGCGTCGGCCCAGTTGACCCGCAACCGGCGGTCGTCAACGTGACAGGCGCTCGCGATGTGGCCGCGGTCGGCCCAGTTCCGAACGGTCTGTGGCCGTACGCCAAGGGTGTGCGCGACGTGCTCCGGGACACCCCACACCGGATCGTCGGTCTCCTGCAACCTGCCTCGGATCGCCAGCAGGTAGCGCGGCCAGTCGTAGACCTTGTGGCAGCGTCGGCACGTCCACTCGTCGGCGTAGCCCGCGTCCGTCAGCTTGCGGACCAGCGCGTCCTGCCCGCAGCCGAAACACGCGGCGTTGGCCCGTTCGAGCGGGTTGTGCCGGGCGGTGGCACGTTCGAGCATCCCGTGGACCTTGCGCAGGTCCCGCAAGTAGGTGTCGAACCCGGGGTGGCTGGTCGCGGCCCAGCGAGCGGCGACCTCGAGGTATCCGGCGATCTGCTCAACGGTCCGCAGGCTGCGGGACTCCCCGCGCATCTCCTGCCACTTCATCGCCCACCAGCCGAGCTCAAAACTGACGGACAACGGATCGCCGTCTTTCGTGCTATGGCCGTCCTCAGCCCAGCCGGGACTACCAGGCCCGAGAAGCGCAAGGATGTCCCCGCCAGGCAATTGCCTGCCGTCCGACGCGCCGGGGGGGTCGCTGTCGTAGCTCGGTGAGCGGAGGTGCCCGAGGTGCTGGGGGAGCTCGGTCCACATCGTGACGATGCCGGCGAGCAGCACCCGGGCGTCGTTTAGGCACCCGTCGCAGGTGAAGCCGCCCTCGAACTTCTGCAGGGAGCGGCTACACGCGATGCAAAGGGGATGATCACTCTCGGCGGCATGGAACGCGAGCTGCTCGCGGTGACCGACGTCCGGGTCGTCGGTGGGACGGAAATCGCAACGACTACATCCGGGCACGGCTTGCTCTCAGTCTTGATTGCTGTGCTCTTCTGTTGCGACAGATCCGGCATCTGCGAATAACGTAGCCTTTCGAGGCGAGGCACCACCCGATTCGTTTGCCGGAACCTTGCTCGTGGACAGCACTGCCGCGCAGGACCAGCCCCGAGGCGGGTGGTTGGCGGGTCATGCGGCGGCGATCCGGTCGGCTCGGCAGGGGCCGCAGGCCCCTTGCCGATGGCCGCGGTGATCAGGGCATCGGGGTCCCGAAGTTGGCGAAGTAGCTCCGGTTGGGCTGGGGGCGGTGGGGAGCACGATGGTGTGCGCGCAGTCGAGGCAGCGGAGCCGTCCGGCGTCGAGTAGGACGCAGCGGTGGCGGGTGCCGGTTGGGTCGTCGATGTGCCGGCCGAGCAGGTTATCCACAGGCTGCTGGTGAGTGGTCACGTCTACTTCTACTTCCCTTCTCTTCACTTCTACTTCTCTAAGGGGCCGTACGGAATCCGTCTGGAATCCGGTCTCCGTTCCGTCCCGTTTCCGTTCTCGTTCCGTTTGGATTCCGTCTGGATTCCACGTGGAATCCAGACGGAATCCGGTCACTCTCCGGTCCCCTTTCGGGCTCTGTCGCGGTCCCTGTGCTCCTCTACTTGGAGGGCTGAGAGGTTCCGTTCCAACCATCCGATGATCAGGTAGCTGCCGTCGTCTGTGACCACCACGAGGCCCGCGGACACCAGCGCGGTGAGCCGCTGTTTCCAGCTGGGGACGTGCAGCCGTTCGACCTGCGACGACGACAGCCGCCCATCGGACAGGAGCTTCTTCGCCCGGCAGCACATCGCTAGGTACAGGTAGGCGGCTTTCTCGCCAGCGTTGAGGATCTTGTCGTTGTCGAAGAACTCGACGTCGAGGGGTACATAGGTCATCCGCGGGCGCCTAGCCATGTGGGGCCAAGTGCTTGTCGAGGAACTGTTCGGTGAAGTGGACGACGGCGAGGTCGGGTTCGAGGCCGCCGCGGTGGTATTCGTGCCAGTAGCGCAGCAAGACGAGCACTTCCTGCTGCTCCCTACACGTCAGGGGCTCGGTGTCTGTCACGCTGTCCCCCCTAGCTTCGCCTCCGCCTTCCGCGCACGCATCTTCCGGTCTCTCACCGCGCTGGCCGCATTGCCAGCCACTAAGCACGGCAGACACGGTGTCTCCCCACGTTTCCGGTGCCGCTTGTAGGCAGCGGCGGTGCCGCACGGCTGTAGCGGCAGACGTTTGAGTGGGGCGGCCACCCGGAGAGTGCCTACGGGTGCTGGCCTGTCTCCGTCCCGGAACAGCCAACCTCCCCATATCCCTTGCGGCCGGGTGTGGCCGCCTTCCCGGCGTTGCCACCAGGCTTGTGCGTAGCTCAGGCACTCCCGCTGCACCGGACACTCGCCGCACACGTCCGCTGCCCGTTCCCGCTCGCGGCTGTCGTTGCTGTGCCACCAGTCCGCCGGGAACCGCCGGCACGCGGCCCGCTCAGCCCACTGGCCAAGAGCGACAGTCATCAGACCACCGGACCAGCGAAGATGACGGCGTTACCGCGACCGCAGAGTCGGTCATAGTGCGCCTGCATGAGTGCTAGCGCAGCAGTCTTCGTGCTGGCTTGGGCGACGTACTCGCACCACGCGCACGTCAGTTGCCAACCATAGAACTGGCTGTAGGCCGCACCCTCACCGCGCATGCAATCCAGATGCCGCAGCCCTTCAGTTCCAGGCTGTGGATAGGAGCCCCGCAACGTCCCCGTCATACGGCACTCCTACGGACAAGCCAGCCTTCGACGTACGACTGTGCAGGGCTGGCATGAATGGCTGAGTGACAGGATCGACACAGGGCGTAGGCGTTCTCGGGGTCGAGGATGTTGCCGCCTTGCGCCCGTGTCAGGGGCTCGTGGACGTCCGTGGACCGCTCCGTGCCGCACCGCTGGCACCACGACCGCTCGGCGAGCAGGGAGGCGACGAGGGCGCGGCGGGCGACCATTACCCGGGTCCGCTTCGCGCTGCGGACCGGGAGCGGGGCGCGGCGGGACAACGGGACGGTGCGCTTCACGACGCGTCGCTGAACAAGTCGGGCTGGGTCGCAGCCAGCTCGGCGTCGGTGAGGTACTCGCAGGCCGTCTTCCAGTACGACGGCTTGAGCTCACAGCCGATAAAGCGCCGGCCGTTCTTGACCGCGATGTACCCCTCCGACCCGATGCCGGCGAACGGACTCAGGACCGTCTCGGTCGGCAGCCCACGAGAGGCCATCTCAGCCGGTGGGTTGCTCCACAACCGCACGCACCGCTCGATGAAGTCGAACTGCAGCGGACAGATGTGCTTCTCATCCTGCTCAGCCCTCCCGGCCCTGCCGTTGAGGGTGTTCGTCTCGCGAATGTCCATCCATACCGGCTGCGCCCACTCGATCCACTCCTCGTTACTGACGTCGGTCTTGATCGGCACGACGTTGTCCCCGGGCTTGCGGAACAGCAGCAGGTAGTCCGCGAGCCCGGGACGGGTGCCGCTGGAGTCCCGGTTCTTCGTCACGAACATGAGCGCGTGGGCCTTCGTGCGGATCGCCTGCGCTTGCGGGTCCTTGTTGACGGTGACCTCGCCGTGGAACGTCCAGCCCGCGGCCTGGTGGGCGCGGATGACCTCACCGCGGAAGTCCGACAGGCCCGTCACCCCGTGCATGCTCTTGCTGGTCGTGAGCTGCTGGACGTGCACGCACGACAGCCGTCCAGGTTTCGTGAGGCGCAGCAACTCAGCGAGGATGAAACTGTAATGCTCAAGGAACTCGACGCGGGTGCTGCTGTTACCGAGGTCCCGCAGGCTGGGGCTGTAGGTGAACAGACTGGCGAACGGCGGGCTGTAGACGGTCAGGTCAACGCTCTCATCGGGCAACTCGGCCAGCCGTTCGACGGAGTCTCCGAGCATCATCCGCCACGTCTGGCCGTAAGCGTCGTCGGTCATGTACGTGTCGAGGTCGCTCATGCGACGGCATCTTTCGCGGCCCGCATCTCGCGGACCAGCTCGTCTAGGACGGAAGCGGAGGATCGTTCTTTGCGGGCGATGTTGACGGCGATCTGCCCCTCGACGTCGGACAGCACGACGTGGGCGTGGACGACGCGTTGCTGCCCGTAGCGGTAGCAGCGGCGGATCGCCTGGTAGTACTGCTCGTAGCTGTCGTTCAGGCCGACGAACGCCATGCGAGCGCAGCTCTGGAAGTTCATGCCGAGCGAGGCGAGCTTCGGTTTAGTGACGAGCACCCGGATCTTGCCGTCCGCGAAGTCGAGCAAACGGGCGGCTTTGTCCTCGGGACTGTCAGAGCCGGTGACGTTGATCGCGTCAGGGATGAGGCGGGTGAGCGTCTCGGCCTCGCTGTTCATGCCGCACCACAGCAGCCATTGCGTGTCAGGTTCGGCCTCGACGAGTTCCGCTACCCGATCGCAGCGGGAGTCGATCGTCGCCCGTCGTACTTTCGCCCGGCCACCGACGCCGCCGAGGTCGGTGGCGAAGAGCTGGTCGTCAGGCGTGAGGTCAGGGGCGGCTATCAGGTGACTGACGACGTCGAGCCCGGGGAGGTCGTAGCCGGTGTCGTCGTGTCCCATATCGGACGGGCGGCGTAGGGCGACTGCCCATGTGCTCATCCACCGCATCATCGGCCGACGGGCGTGGCCTTTGAGCCGCCACCCTTTGTCGCTGTCGTGCACGAAGTAGGCCGCGAGCATGTTGACCCTGCTCGAAGCGCCGACCCATTCGGCTTGCGACGTGAGTTCTTCGACATCATTCGGTGCGGGGGTGGCGGTGCACGCGAGCCGACGGTCAACGTGACTCGCCCACTCGATGAGGGCGGTCCTAGTCTTGCCGTCGGACTGCTTGAGGATGCTGGCCTCGTCCAGTACGACCGCGCCGAACCCGTCCGGGTCGAAGTCCTTCACCCGTTCGTAGTTCGTGATCCACAACCCTGGCCCGACCGCCTCGCTGTCACTGCGGGCGTAGGTGCACGTGACGCCGAGTTTCGCGGCTTCCCGGACGGTCTGCGCGCACACCGCGAGGGGCGCGATGATGAGTGCCCGGTCAGCGGACAGACGTGCCCACTCAACTTGCATGAACGTCTTGCCGAGCCCGGTGTCAGCCCATACCGCGCACCGTCCGGTGAGCGTTGCCCACTGGACGATCTCGGCCTGCCATGCGTGCAAGATCGGGTGCACGTCCTCGGGACGGATCTGAATACCGAGCGCCTGCACCGCTTGGACCTTGCGGGCGAGGAAGTCGGCGTAGCTGCTGGTCGCCAGGGTCGTCGTCATCGCTGCGCTTTCCGGTCGAGCCAGTGGCAGACGGCGAGCGTCGCGAAGCTGACGGCGAGCAAGGTCTCGACGCACACGAGGTAGAGGCGCTCCGGGTTCACGGCGCGTCCTCGCTCGTGTCGAACGCGTGAATCAGCGGGCGACCTTCGCTGTCATAGGCGCACGCGCTGGCTTCACCGCACAGCTCGCACGGACCGCCGTAGACCGACACGTCACCGTCGCTGTCGTAATCGTCGTCGGGGGACTCGTCTCGCACCGGTTCGGTGGTGCACCGGCAGGCGCACGGGCCGTCTGCGCTGTCCGGCTTGCCGATACTGACGGCGTGCGCGATGTCGTCGTCGCCTGCCCAGCGGTGCGGGCCGCCGGGGCACTGTGCGGTCATGCAAGGCCAGCAGCGCGCGTAGTGGATGCCATACGGACCGGCACTGGCGAAGGTGAGCGGTTCCGGTTTGGTCACGGCGTGCTCCAGTCTGCGAGTCGGGTCTGTCGGGGTCCGAGCGCGGCAGTGACGGTGTCGAGGTCGGTGGGTCGCCACACCGCGACCTCACAACCAGCGGCGGCCAGCAGGCCGAGCCAGGTGTTCACGACGCGGCCCGGCGGCGTTCGCGCCGATACGCAGCCCAGGCAGCAGTGCACGGCGCGCAGCGGCAACTCCAGTTGCTGTAGGTGCATGCGTTCCCGTGCGGGGCGAGTGTCGGGTCGGCTGCTAATCGAGCGGCCCGAGACGCTCTCCCTGACCTATGGCCAGCGCTCTCGACGTCTGTGCACTTCCGGCATCGGCACGCAAGATTGACGTACCCGTTGCGGCTCCCATGACGGGGGTCGCCGTAGGGCAGCGTGTACGGCCAGGCAGTCGGATTCACGGCGCTCCTTCGATCATGTTCGCGACCCGGCGAAGGGCGGCGGCCGGGTTGTCTGGCAAGTCACCAGCGACGGCCTCAGCCCATGTCGCGAGGCTGAGCACGACGTAGGACTGCGCAACTGACTGCCCGCGGCGCTTCACGATCACGGCCCACCAGCGGCTGTCGGCGTTCGTGGCTTCTTGTGCCGCTTCGGTTGTCCACCCGGCGAGGTCGAGGGCTCGGACGGCTTTGCACTCCACTGCCCATCCGGGTACCCCGGCGACGTCCCCGCGGTCGTAGGCGCCTCTCATGGCGCGTCGTTCGGCATAGGGGAAGCCGTGCGCGGCGAGGTAGGTGACGACTGCGCTCTCGAACGCGGTGCCGGTCCGGCGTGACGCGCTCACAGCGGATCACCGGGTTTGGTCCGTGCCGGCCCCGTCCTCCCCGACAGGACCGGCACGGAGCTAGAGGGGGTCACGCCGTGGTCCCGGAACGATTCCCGCGGTCGGGACACCAGCGCCGGCACTCATCACAGATGCCGTCTTCTTGCGTAGCGGTCTGGCAGCAACGATGGTCGGGGGTGCTCGGACAGCACGCGCATCGGCGCAGGTCGGACCTCTCGCAGTTGCCCCAACCGCCGTATCCCGTACCGCTGTGACGGGCGATGAAATGATCCGAGCCCCACGCTTTCAGGTGGCTCCGAAGGCCGTATCGAGCCGTTAGCGGAATGAAGGCGCCTGGCTCGTAATACGGTCCTCTCAATACGCTCACGCGGCATCGCCTGGGTCGCAGCAGTTCCCGTCGTGCAGCTCGGCTTCCTGCGCAGCAAGGACCGCAAGCGGGGGGTAGGTGCCGCACCTTTCACACGCTGGGCAGGGTCCGACATACCACAGACACCCGGCGACAGATGTGCCGGTCAGGTCGCGGTGCATCACCTTTCCAAGGTCGTTGCAAACCGGGCAGACCGCGAGCGGCGTGCGGTGGCACAGGCAGGGGCACGGTGCGATCCAGTCCCGGTCGGCGTCCCAACCGTCACCGGGGCAGGCTGTGCACTTCCCGGCGGCGCAGTCCGGGCTCAGGACGGCAGTCACGACGGCACCCGCGCTGCTTGCCCGGCGACGATCTGCACAGCCGCGATGTGCGGGCAGTCAGGTCGGTCGCAGGTACAGGACCAGCCGTCGCGGGGCATCAGATCAACCGCGTACCTCGGGCCGCCTGTGCGGGAGGACTGCACGGCGGCAACCACCCTGTCCGGGGCGACGTCCGCTCTGTTTGGGAAGTCGTCCCCTTCGGCGTGCAGGATCGTCACACGCCCTTCCCGCAGGCACGCCAGCGCCCGACGACGCAAGGTGGTGGTCACGACGGGATCTCCGGGACCGCCGGCCACGACGGCTCGTCCGGGTCCTGCGGCTCGTCTTGCACGTCGGTGACGACGCCTGTCTCCGGGTCGAAGGTCGCCGGCTCGGCCGGCTCGATCGCGGCCGGCTCAGCAGCGCCGGGTAGCTCACGGCGCAGGTCGGTGCCGGAGCGTTCGTCGGCGTCGAGAGCGCGGGCGAGGGTCGCGCTCTTAGGCATCAGCTTGAATAGTTGCCGCAGGGCCGTCTTCTTCTCCATCCAGTGCATCGGGTCCTTGATCTGCCCGGACGGCCCTTCCTTCCCGCCGCGCAAGGCTTTGGTCTCATCCGGGGTCAGGACGATGAACGACTTCGCGCCGCTGCTCAGCACGGCGACGGCGTAGTACGCCACGATCTGCCCGCGGTCACCGGCCGCCGGCTTGTGGGTGAGGAACGGGTCCAGGCCGTAGGCGTAGTCGAAGGCGTCCTTGTGGTAGACGGTCTGCGCGTCGAGGTGCCGGGCCATCGGGTGCTGCCAAAACAGCTTCGCCATCCCGGCGTAGCCAACGATCAACGTGCACTCCCCGCCGTAGTTGACGAGGTACGCCTCACCGTTCAGGCCCGGCTCCAAGCCAAGGGCGGACGCGGTCAGCAACGCCCCGGCGAAGCTTTCCTGCGAGCAGTTGACGAGTGCGTTGTCGGGGGTGCACTTGGCGTTGCAGGCGAGCATGTCGGTGCGGAGCAGGGTGAGGGCGATCCGTGCGATCCGGTCCCCATCAAGCCCTTTCGGGAGCGCCCTTTGGATCTCTGGGGTGAGCCGCTTGATGAACGTGCGGAGGCTGGCGGCGTTCTGCTGCTGCCGTTCGTTCCGGACAGCGACGGCGTTCTGAGTGGTGGTCATGGTGAGGTCTCCTGCGGGAAGGTGGGAAGGTTCCGGCCGGCAACGAGGTATGGCGTTCCGGCGCCTTTGGCTTGGCGTTGCGCGATGGTTTGGTCGAGGTAGCGGCCTCGCTTGGCATCGCCGATTGCGTCGGCGACGAGGCTTTTCGTGTGGGTCTCGTCGGCTTGCGCGGCGGCGAGTCGAGTCCGGGCGGTGCAGTACGCGACGGTCAGGTCGTGGTCGAGTTCGACGTCGCTGCCGTTGATGCCGGGGTGGAGCTGCTGCACCGCCTGATAAGTGGCGTTGTGCGAGTCAATCGACGGGCGTTGCGGGTTGCGGCCGTCGGGGAGGCTGTCCAGGAACGCCTCGACCTGACCGCGGATGAAGTCGGCTTCGGTCTGGTCCCAGTGAACGGTGTACTCCGCGAACTCCAGGTAGGCGCCGAGCATCGCGACGTGGCAGACCGTCGTGCCGGTGCACAACATCTGCCAGAAGGCCTGCACCCGGTAGTCGACGGGGATCTCGTCCGTGCCGGGCTTACCCCACTCGCCGGTGCGATCGCTGCTCTTGATCTCAAGGCAGCGACCTTTGAAGTCGACATCTCGCACGATCCGGTCGGGGGTGGCCGCGAACCGTGCATTCTGCGGGTAGTAGCACGTCTCGCTGTCCAGCACGGTCATCTCGGGGTGCTGGTCGGCCCACCACGCGACGATTGCCGGCTCAAGGAATAGCCCGCGCCGCAGGATGTCGCTGTCCTCGATCGCAGGGATCAGCCCGGCCATCCGATACCACAGCGAGAACGGGCTCTCGTACGGCGACAGGCCGAGCATCGCCGGGACCTTGCTGGCTGTCGCGAGCCGCACCCACTCCGGGCTCCCCGGCGTCAACACCGGACCCGCCGTCGCGGTCACGCCGCACGCTCGGACCGCTTGCGCCGCTTGTAGAGCTTGGATCGCTCCCTCTGGCAGGCGATGCAATACCGGGCGTTGGGGCGACTTGGAATGCGGTAAGTGTTGCTCTCGTCAAACGGGTGCCCCTGTGAGCACACCTGTTTCATGGCCATGGGATGTGTGCCGTGACGTACCGCGTCGAGGACGTTCTGCCTACGAGTTCCGTAGTGCAGGTTGCTCAGTGCGTTGTTGACCCGGGTGCCGTCGCGATGCCGGACTTCTTGACCTTCGGGACAGGGACCGACGAAGGCAGCCATGACAAGGCGGTGTACGCGGGCGTGGGTTGATGTGCCATCCGCGCACAGAGACACCTGCTTGTAGCCGCCGCGAGTTTTGTGCTCTGCCAGCACCCGAGTTGCGCTCTGTCCGCGCCACATCTTGTCGGACCGGACGCGGCCCAGGTCACTGGCCTCGTAGTGCTGGTAGCCCGGGACTGGTGCCCAGCGCTCGCCGGTCATCGCTGTCCCTCGCAGTACGTGCTGGCGGCGGGCTTGTGCGCGGCGGTCAGCCGTTGGCAGCGCAGGTGCTCGCCTTCACTGGCCGCCCACACAAGCGCGGCGACGGTCGCGGCGAGGAAGAGGATCTGCGCGAAGTCGAGCACCCGATTGCCGCGACGGGTCAGGCGGGTGTGGTGCGCGTGCGCGGTCATGTCGTGTCCTGGGCGGCGCACAGGAGGTGCGGCCAAGACTTCAAGGTCTCAAAGTGGTGTCGCAGATGATCCTGCGCGGACCACAGCCAATCGGCCGGGTTCCCTTCACATTTCTGGCAGCGACGCCCACCCCATCGCCACCCGAGGCACGGGCAGTTCCCGCCGCAACACTCGTCGTGGCCGGTCGTTGCCCGGTGCCGGTCTAGGCGGGTCGCCGCTGTCGCGAGGTCGTCCAGCAACAGCGCGGTCTGCTCGGGCTCGGCCCAACTCGCCGCGATCAGGGCGATAGCAACCTGGTCGGGCAGGCCGGCGGCGTGCTGCTCAAGCAGGGCGTCGGCGGGTGGTTTTCGGGTGTCGAGCCGGACGGCGATGCTGGTGAGGGTGTCCGCGACGAGCTGCCGGCCGTCACCGGGCACGGCGGGGTGCGGGGGTGCGGGGCAGGAGATCATGCGGTCACCTGCGACACGAAGGCACGTACAGCGGCATCAGCCGTCTCAGGCGTGCCGAAGTTGCCTAGGTTTCGGATGGTTCCATTCCTACGAACAGCCGCCCTCCAACGGACTGTCCCAGCCCGCGTTTCCGTCCGATAGACGCCCCGGAACGGCGACGTGGCAGAGGCAAACCGACCTCTGTTGATGTTGTTCACCGAGCGCGTTACTACTCGCAGGTTGACTCGTCGGTTGTCGAGTCGGTCCCTGTTGATGTGGTCGGGGAAGAACTCCGACTCCGAAGGCAGCCCGAGTACTTGGCGATGCAGCATGACGACGGTGCTTCGTCCGTTCACTTTGCGGCCTCGGCAGGCGTAGCCGTCTGCGTGTAGCCGCCACCTCCACTCCGAGAACCACTCGACGTCTGCAGGGTCCAGCAGTGTGTGTCCGACCACCTCGCCGTCGCGGTTGAGTAAAGGGAGTCGTGTGCCGGCGGCGGGGATGGTTGGTGCTGTGCTGGTCATGTGGCTTCCTGTCGGTAGAGGTACTCTCGGGTGGTCGGTAGGCCGCTCGTCCCATAGCCGGGGCGGGCGGCGCCGTCGTTCAGGGGCTGGAGAGGTCGGCCTCGGCGTCTGCCGCAGGCTCGCCGGCGTCCTGCGGCGACGACTCGTCCTGCACGACGAGCAGCGGGTGCATGGCGAGGTAGTCGCGATGCTGCTGGGCGGCACGGAGTTGGCTGTTGGCCGCGTCGATTGCGGTCTGGTGCTTGCCGATCTCAACGACCAGCGCCTTGAGCCGTGCGTCGGCGCGGTCGAGGGCGGCCTGCGCCTTGGCCGTCGGGTCATGGCGCTGCCGTGTCTTCGGGGCGACCGCGAGGGCCGGCGCCGTCTCGGGCGGGTCGTCGGTGTGCTGGGGCTTGCGGGCGGCACTGGGCATGGCGGTGCTCCTTCGAGGCGGTGGGTTAGATGTGCAGGTGCAGGTGCAGGTGCAGGTGCAGGGCGAGTAGGGCGAGCAGGAACACCCCGGCCCACGCCACGGCGTGGACAGCGGCGCAGGCGGCTAGGACGGGCCAGGTCAGGCCGCGGGAGAGGGTGAGTTCGCGGTAGGGCTGGACGGGGCTCACGACGCCGCCGCTGACCGCAGACGTTTGACCTCGGCGGTGAAGGCGCGGGCCTGGCCCTCACTACGCGGGAGACGCGTGTTCTGCGATCCCCGGCGGCGCTGGCGGGTCTTGTACGCCTGGCCTTTGTGACCGGCGGCGTGCTTGCCGTAGCGGGTGAGGCCGCCTTGGAATGGCTTGGTGGTCATGCGGGAGGCGTTGAGGTTGTCGAGCATCTCCCGCAGGTCAGCGATCCTCATGACGCCACCGACTTGCCGGCGCACTTCGGGCACGGGATCAGCTGGACGGCGTTCGCAGGCGTAGACGGGCGCGGTGGTCATGCCGACTTCTCGACTCGCTCAACTGCGGCGTCGAGATCCTCGTCGGCGAAGCGAAGGCGTCCACTCGGCATGACTGCGTGGGTCAGCTGCCCCGACTTCGCCCAGCGGCGGACGGTGCCGATGCTTACGCCGAGGCGCTTAGCCGCCTCGCCAGTGGTCAGAAGCGCGGGAAGCGGGGTCATGCGCCACAGCAAACACCCGGCGGCAAGTGGCGTCAAGCACCAGTTTCATTCGTGACGTTGACATGTGACGCGTGTAGGTCCATCCTGCGCGTATGGCTACCGACTGGGTCCCCGAACTGACCTTCGCCGCGAAACTCGCACTCGTCCGCAACCGCATGGGGTGGAACTCCAAGGAAGCGGCTCTCGCCTGTGGCCTGCCCGCCACGTCATGGCGGAACTGGGAGCAGGGCAAGCGCCCCCACGACTACGAGAAGGTCTGCCGAGCAGTGGCGGGCAGGACCGGCGTATCCATGCACTGGCTCGCGTTCGGCTCGACGTCTCGGCCTCAGGTCCTGGACTGGAGTGACCTTAGGAGTATCGCGGCCACCGGCGAGCAGGACGGTGGGCTCAGTATGCGTCGTCCATGATCCGCGTCACACCGCCGAGGACCGCGCCGACGAGCCCCACGATGCCGCCCACGACGGCCAGGACCAGCGAGTGCAGGACCAGGGCCAGGCCCAGCAGGACCGCCGCGGCGATGATCAGCAGGACGACGGCCCACGAAGTAACTCGGACATTGTGGCCCTCGGCCATGGTGGGTTGCCTCCGGGTGCTGCCGACTGGGACGACGTCCAGCCTACCGGCGGAATCACCGGCGCCTTCCGTGCGGTTGCCGTACGACGTGAGCCAACTCTTCGAGCCCCT